TGTCATAATTTCACGTAAAATTCTTCAATTCAGATCTGTGGTGGCCGAAGTGATCTGTGTGCCAGCTATGGCTCCGGGATTTTTCAATCTTATGGGAATATACACAAATTCCACCGCTTTCACGGGTTCTATTGCCACATCCACATAAAGTTCATTTCTGGCTATTCTATCAGAAGTGTTATTGGATTCATCACAGACCACAATATAGTCATAAACACCGCGTTTGGCCACAAGATCATTGAGAAGACTTTCCACCAATTGTTTAATTTGGTCTCTGGTGATTTTATCGTTAGGCTCAAATAAGAATTGGTTGGCCACCGATGCTAATACAGTGCGGAGATAGTTGACCAATCTGGCCACGTTAATACGATCCATGGCACTGCCACTGCCGCTGGTACTTCCTGTGCTGGCCACAGTGGGTGCACGAGTTTTTTGACCAAACACCACCAGCCCAGTGCCGTTTATCAAAGTCAAGGGGTTAATTTTATTTTCATACAACAAATCTCTTTGGTTCATGTTGGTGCGTGTTACCACAAACAATCCTGTTCTAGCATTGATGAATCCTAAATTTATGGCATTGTCAACTAGACCACGTCTAGTGCCGGCAGGTGCAAACCACTGGTAACTTACTTGATCATTATATAAAAATGTACGCAACATCACGTGACTGGCGGGCACTACTATTTCGTTGCCAGCTAAATCATTAGACAAAGCACTGGGATAATACAGAGCCAAAAAAGGCGTGTTGTTGATGGCCACATTGTTGTTGTAATCTAAAATATCATTTGTATTGTTGGGCAAAGTCATGGGCAAGTCGCCAATGATGAACCCTGTTTGCGATCTGTCATTGTTTAAAGCAATCAAATTGGGTATTAATTCTGGATAACCCGGGGCTGCTAAGAGATTGAATGCATAACCATCTTCGCGTATTTCAAAATTACTGTCCACAGCAGCTTTCATGGCCTGGATCACTTCGTGGCGTTGAGCATGTTTGCCCATGGCTGGCTGCTGATTGGTTTTCCTGCCTAATTCAGATACCCAAGTGGAAGTTTGTAAAGGCATGATGGCCAGTTCAGGAAAGGAAATACGATTAAAATAATCTTTGATGTATCTCTTGACATTGTAACCACTTCTTCTGGTGTTGAACAACAGCGTGCCACGTGGATACAATCTATAATTCGGACAGTCCGCATCCACGTAGTCACTTTTTAACATTTTCACAATGTCAGGAAAAATACCTGCCACAGGATCTATGACACCGCCTATGGACATGAGATTGCTGTCAAGATCAGCGTCCCACCTTGCGTCTGCAAACACTATGCCATTTTGGCTGATATCATCTAAATTATCAATCGTAATCCAAGTCTTTCCTGGTTTATGATAGCGGTATAACCGGGGGAAATTTTCTAAATCACTAGTGTCTAACCAAAGGTCTCCACTTTCTAACACAGTGTTGTCTGACTGTGTTTCTGGTTGGCTGAAACTCACAATCACTCCCTTGGGATCAGTTTGACTGAGATCATATCCTCTAGCGTCTATGGTCACATTGTGATATCCGCGCCATCCCAAACTGTCACTGATCATGATATCCACTTGAGTGGGTTCATCCCAGTACCATAATTTACCATCACTAGGTGCGGTGAAAGGTGTGCTGGCGCTGTATGTGTACACAGCTTCAGACCAGTTGGTCAAGTTAATACTGCCGGGCACCACGTTGGGTGTGACTCCAACTGTGCTGGTGGTGAAACCCACATTGCTCACAGGAGTGCCTGTGACATTGTTCAAAGTAATAATCCCACCCGATCTATGCATCATGCTGACTGCACCCGAAGGTTCCATTTGAGCTGCCACATTGGGAATGTTTAACGCAAGCACAGCAGTCACAAATGCCTGAGCCTGTGGCCTTGCCAAATTCGTGTTAATAGAGCCCACAGTGCAGGTGTACACTGTGGGTGGTGTGACACTAGGATCTTGGCCGGGTTGACTAGGTGTGATTGTGAATTGATCTGTGGCATTCAAAATAAAATTGGTCTGACTGCCTGTGACTTTGGTTTGTCCACGTAGTCTTTGATAGTAGATTTTGAACCCCACGTTGCCATTATTGGCAGGCAGTTGTTTGGCAAACAAAGCATTCAAGCCCAAATTCAAACCTCCACCTGATGTGTCTAAATTATAGTTGGCATGATACGCATTTTCATATACAGGCACAGCAACTTTTTGCCACAGAGCCGTGGTGGTATTGTATCTTTTCACATCTAAATTCACGCCCAGGCCTTGAGCGGTGTTGTTAATCCACACACTGTTGCGTGGTCTAGGATTGGCACTGCTTCTTCTCCACAAAGGTGCACTGGCAAATCCACCATGAAAAACCACAGCAGGTTCGAACACTGCTAGACCTCTCCAACGTTGATCAGTGACATTCCATGCCCAAGTGGTACCATTCACAGTCACAGTGGATGTCACCGCTGTGTTTGCAGGATTGGAAGGTATAGTTCCCAATAAACCAATTCTTGACAAAGGAGAGCCACTTCCATCTTCCAAGCGCAGCTTTTGGTCGGGGTCTGCTGAAACTCCATTGCTCTTGCTGAGATTATTGATTCTAATACTGAGTCTGTCATCCACCACATCAAAAAACACGCCATTGATGGTGGCCAACCCCGGAACAGTGCCGCCCAGAAGAATGGCCAGATTGGCCATTGATGGCACTGTGGCTCCTATGCTCACAGCGACATTGTTCACTAGAAAACCAACACCCGGTGCCATCACTCCTGAAATATTGGCACTCACACTGGTCAATGAACTCACCACAACCGGTGTATGGTACTGCCAGTTGGCACTGCCCAACTGATTCCATGTATTGTCGACTCTGCTCTTATGAAAAACATAATTATTGTTGTCAAACACCGTGATGGCATAATCTCCTTGTCTGCCTATGCTCTGCAAAGGCACAGCGGGCACAGTAGATCCTTGAGTGTCATTGGCGTCTGAGATCACGATGGGAATTCGATTAACAAATGGAGCTTCAGAAAAATCCAAAGTGTCATCAAATTCGTAAATTCCCCAGGTGCTGGTGCCTGTGTTCAACCAATTTGTGCCATTGGCAGCTTGACCTGTGGGCCTAATGGCAGTGCCCTTCAAATCAGACAAGTCAATGTCAGCTCGCATGACAAAAGCTCTATTGCCAATGCCCATGGCACTGTGTACAGCCATTAGGCCATACTCATTTAATTCACTGCCGTGCATGGGAGTGTCATTGACAGAACGCTCAAAAAACGGAGTACCAAACAGCGTGGCTAATTCTCGTTGACTGGTCACACCTATAATTTTTCCTGCATTTTCTTTTCGAGTACCCGGAGCTATGCCATTGCTTATGGTTTTATTTTCTTTGGTGGCAATGATGACAAAGGGTACGGTGCTTATGGCAGATGGTATGTATTGACTTTCATCAATGACTGTGATTTCTACGCCCGGTGATACAAGAGCCATGTCAGTTTCCTTTTAATGATGTCTTATTTTTTATTTATTGTGATCCACTAAAAAACTCCAGGTTAGTAATACCTTTCCACGGACCTTTTAGATTAAATATACACATGTCAAGACCCATGTGTGTGATCTGTGCGGTGAGGCCCGCAACAGTGAATTATCGCAGGAATAATTCGGTGTACTATAGAAAATACTGTGCCAGCTGTATAAACAAAAGCCGGCGTATCACGCAATCGGTGCCTCTATGGCAAAGATCGGGTTACAAAAAATCACATAAATGTGACCGCTGTAACTTTCGTTTCAAACTACCCCAGCAGGCTGTGATATATCACATAGATCACGACATGAACAACGTCAACTGGAATAATCTACGCACCGTGTGTTTGAATTGTCAGCAAGAAGTCATGATCAAACGCTGGATTCCTGGTAATTTACCACCAGATTTTTGATCTGAACATAGAGATCTTCTATGCTGCCATTATTTTTCACCACAATGTCATGATCAATATTCAGCCAAGACCACTCACTTTCATGCACCTGAGGAAATTTGACCCGCATGAGATTGGTCAAATCATTGTGATATGTGGGCGATTTTACATCATTGCGCAAGGCCTCGCACACAAAATGATACCAATATGGACTAGGTTCTCGCTGTATTGCACACAATATGCCATCACATTCCCTGATCATTTGTGCTTCATTGTTGAATCTCACATCTGTGATCACTATATGATCGGTATTGGACAAAATTTTTTTAGCCAAACTGTGTATCCAAATCTCATTATGAAAATTTTGTCTCAACACGTCTGTGCCCAAGATCTGCAACACTGACCTAGGCGTGATATCAGTTTGTCCTAATTTTTCTGACCACCAGGAATCCACTTGTTCACGCCAGATTCTGCTGCTGCTGGTACGCCCTTCCAACATCACACGATCCCATCCAAATATCACACTGACCACGTCTTTCAAATGTGCAGCGAAACTTTCTCTACGAAAGCCATGATAATTCACCAGATAGTCGGCCACCGTGTCTTTGCCTGAATTAATAAATCCCGATATGCCTATGATTTTACGCATCACAGGTATTTTAAGCGAAAATTCAGTTAAAATCAATGATCACTAAGTCAAACTCCATATTGGTTACGTTTGACTTTGGCCACGGGACTCACTGAGTTAACCATTTTTGATTCTTTACTGCCGTGATGTTTCACAGGTTGTTTTACATCAGTTTTCACTGCTTTGTACGCTTGACGAAGCATGTGATGTTCTATTTCGCTGTAGGGCACAGCCACATTATTGGTGCTGTACCAAGTTCTTTCATCTATTGGTAGACTTTTATTGGTGCCATCAGCCATGGCTGAAGCCATGGCCACACGATAAAAATTCATGGTGCCGTTGGCTTTGTGTCCATCACCAAACACATGTGTGCGATGTAGAGCTCTTTTGTGACTTTTGGCCAATTTGCCTTGGCGACCCTCACAGACAATTTCAGCAATTTTCATGTCAACAAACATTAACCTATGACAAAACTCAAAGGTACAGCACCATCCACATAGCGTTTGAGCTCATCTTCTAATTTTTCCATTTGTTCTTTTGCTTCGGCTATGAGTGCAGTGCCATTCATTTGTGTGCCGCCACTGGGACCGGCCAGTTGACCAAATTTGCTTCTGGCTTCTCCCAATATGGCTTTGGCCATGCTGTAAGCATATTCTTGCACCCAGGGAAAAATATAAGGATCATTGAGTATCATCACATCGGGTTTATGATTATAGATGTGCAACATCACAGTTTCTGCAGGTGAGTCTGTGACAGGACTGAAAATTTCGCACCTGTTGACATCAAATCCGGTGACCGACACAGCAGCCAAAGACTGTGTGGCTGTGATGAATATTCTATTAGTGGTAACATCCACTGATTGCACTTGGTATTGGCCATTATAACCCACCACAGCACAATTTTTTATTGTCAAAGCTGCACCTGCTGTGATGTTCATCTGAGTTTGATTGGTGGTAATGGTGATCACACTGCCCACAGACAAACCTGTGGCAGTGATTGAATTGGCTCTTATGGGGTTGCGACCTGAAGCTGGTATCTTGCGCACCAATGTCAGTTTTCTAGTGGCCGGATTCCAAGTGAAATTAATATGACCGCCAAACATGCGCATGGCCAATTCTTGATATTGAGTGAACAATTCGTAGTTGGCCAGCCCGCCCACACGACCCGCCACCAACATGTAAGTGTTGAGAAATCCCGAAGCGAAAGGTTCAAATTGACTGGCAGTGGTGCCTGTGACGCTGCCAATGCCTCTGCGGAAAATCTGTCTCACATGAACTATTTCCTTGGGCAAAATGTATTCCTGAACTTCTGGCAATAGATCTAAAAAAGCATAACTTTCTTCGGCACTGTTAGATGATTTTTGTCTGTATTTAATCAAAGCCTGACGTATGACTAGATCATAGTGTTCTTGATCCAGTTCCACATCCACCAAACCATCGCCCAGCCGCAATCTGATGTAATCTCTGATTTGATTTTTGCAGTAATCAAGCGAATTTGACAACTGACCAGTATCAAAAGCCATGGGACCGGGTCCACCCAAAGACTCAGCTGTGACACTGAGTCTTTCGTTTAGACCACTGGCAATGATGGGCATGATTTTATCGTAAGTGTTATGCCAGTTATTTATGATAAAATTGAATTCACAAGACCCTGAGCAACACAGTGTCTGTGTTCACACTGCCGTTGAGTGGTGTGTCAACAGCACGAATGTCTCTTAGAAAAGTTCGCAATGACACTTTATTTGCCTTGGACCAGATGGCCAGTTGTTCTTGAGGTTTACGGAGAGTCTTGGTCACACTGGTCACAGTGTCAAATCCTGTAATTTTAGTGCCTTTCACGCTCAAGGAGCTGTGTTCTTCCGCATGATAGCAACCCAATTTTTTTGTTTTCACATTGAATACCCAGAGCTGTTTGGCACCAACAATGTCCACAGGATTCACACTGACCAAGGCCAAGGCCTGATGATCTTTGCAATATCGTAATTTACTGACCAAACGCTCTCGACTCAGAGGTTTCTTGCGTGGCTTTATTTTGGTGACCTTTTTGAGGTTTTGATATTTTGCAATTCCCACCAAAAGATCAGCCAGAAAGGTAAAAACACGTTTATAATCACGAGCCCGATAATGACGAAATGACTCCAAGAGCTGAACATCTTTACCTGCCTGTGCTGACATAAAATTTTCAGTGTGTTTTTGTACCCAATCTGCATATTTATACAGTTGTTTAACAGGAACCACATGAGTTGTTAAAAAATCACAAGCATCAAAAGTCACAACGTCACCAAGAATGACCTGATCAAGCCAACCTTCCCAGTCTCCCAACAGTTCGCGATCACGATCTATACTTGGTTGTTTATAAACACTAGTCTCAGTCACCACCGATTCTGATTTTACAATTTGAGTGTGCATAGGTTCAAGTTGGCTTTGAACTTGTGTACAGGCCTCACGCACACGATCAATCACGTATTTACGAATTCTGGGCAGCATGGGCATGCCTTGTCTGTGGGCCAAAATCAAACTGCACACAGTCATGGGAATATGCCGATCTGGCACCAGTTTAAACTGCTTGACTTGTTCTTGATCAAGATCGGTCTGTTGGGTCAGCCAATGCTCCAACCAGGGACGAGCTTGACGAGTTGAGTAGTGATAGTTGTAGTAGTAAAAACTACGGCCCAGACAGTGATCGAAATGTGACTTGCTGTAGTTCAGTGCAGCTTGCGTGTCCCATTTGGGCTCTGGACCAGTGTGTTTTTCGTCTGCTTGTCTCTGAGTTCTCACTTTTTTTGATGGGCTGGGGTCGGTGATTAGAGATTTGGTCATGTCATTGGTCCCAAAAAAATGACGATAAGTTATTGTAACACACAGATTGGTGTGTGTCATGACAATCTTGAGTCCTTTGTGGCAAAAGTGCCACACACTTTGATCATAATCAAAATATGCCATAAATATCACAACAGGAGAAAACAAATTCCCAGAATAAGTCTATGGCGAGATAGCCGTCACAGTAACGATTATCGTTTTTTTGACAGACGTATATCAGAACTCATGAACATGTCTGGCACTGGAGTGCTGTGTCATAAATATCTAGGACCCGCGCTCGACACTGAGCCAAATGATATCACTCAACCACAGCATGTGACTCAAAGCGAGCTCAACATTCAAGATCTGTTATTTTTGGAAAATCGTAACAGAAAGTACGAAGAACATGTGTATAAATTACGTGGCGTGTATCAGGTGTCTGATTCCAGTTTTGACCTCAGTCAATTCGGTTTGTTTTTACAAACTGGCACTTTGTTCATAAGTTTTCACATTAATGACATGATAGACATCCTAGGCAGACGCATCATGAATGGTGATGTGTTAGAGCTAGAACATCTCATAGATTATGAAGTGCTGGATCCTGATCTGCCTGCAGCCTTGAAACGTTTTTTTGTGGTGGGAGATTGTATTAGATCCGCAGAAGGTTACAGTGCCACTTGGTGGCCACACATTTGGCGATGTAGAATCACTCCTTTGGTTGACAGTCAAGAATACAAAGACATCTTAACCAGAATAAAAATCAATGATGATGCTGTGACACCAATCAAGGACATACTCAGCACTTATCAACGCTACATCAATATCAATGATGCTGTGATCGCACAAAGCGAACAAGATGTGCCTGTGAGTGGTTATGACACCAGTCCTTTCTTTCATGTCAGCAAAGATCAAACTTCGGCCAACTACAAAGTACAAGGCTATTTGACCGGATCAGGACTGCCGCCAAATGGTCTGGCTCGAACCGAAGGCATTGTGTTTCCTGTGAATGCCACAGTGGGTCAATATCATTTGAGAACTGATTATAGCCCGCCAAGACTTTTTAGATTTGATGGAAGAAAATGGCAAAAAATTGAAGATCAAGTTCGTACCAATTACACCAACAACAGCACCGACAATCACACTCAACGCAACAGTTTTGTGACAAATTCTCAAACTTATAAAGACGATAGAGATCGCGTCATGCCACAAAGCCAAAATCTCAAAGACATTCTCAAACCCAAAGCTGATTGACATGGCATATTTCTACTCCGGGCAGATCAGAAGATTTTTATCTCAGTTCATCAGAGTCATGAGCAATTTTGAAATAAACTTAGGCAAAAGTTCACAATCAAACCAAACTCTTCTGCGGGTGCCTGTGATTTATGGGGACAGTCAAAGACAAGTGTCTGCCATATTGACCAATGTCAGTGAAAATTCTCTGCCCACAGTGCCGGCCATAGCTGTGTATGTGTCGGCTTTGAATTATGATCGTCAAAGAGTACAAGAACCACAGCATGTGAGTAAAATGCAGCTGAGAACCAGAGCACAAGATCCCATCACAGGTGCCTACACAGAATTTCAAGGTCAAAGACTCACAGTGGAAAGACTCATGCCTGTGCCTTATCAACTGCAGATAAAAGCAGATATTTGGACCAGCAACACAGATCAAAAACTGCAATTGCTGGAGCAGATATTGGTGTTGTTTAACCCAAGTTTGGAATTACAGAGCTCAGACAGTTATGTGGATTGGACCAGTCTCAGTTATATCACTTTGAATTCCACCACTTTTTCATCTCGGACGGTGCCTGTGGGCGCCGAAGACAGCATAGACGTGGCCAACATAACTTTTGATTTGCCTGTGTGGCTGAGTGCACCTGCCAAAGTCAAGCGTCAAGGAGTCATTGAAAAGATCTTGGCTGATTTTTATGATCCTATAGGAGGCATCGACTGGGCCACTGGTCAATTTGACACAGGCACCAGTGTGTTTTTGACCAGAAAAATATACACTCCAATTGACATGAATGTGGTGCTGATCGATGACCAGCTGAAATTGTATTTGAGTGACAACGAAGAGCCTTTTTCAGATCTCATTGATCCCTCGCTGCCAGTGGGCGACTGGAACGTGGCCATACGAAGTTTTGGCGAACTCAGCGGTCTAGGACGTGGCAGTGACATATTGAAAAATGGTATCAGTCAAATCAGATTACAGAATCATCACAGTGTGGTGGTGGGAACTGTGAGTTATCATCCCACAGATCGCAGTCTACTGCTGTTTTCTGTGGACATAGACACTGTGCCAGTGAACACCATGCCTCCGGTCACAGCCATCATAGATCCACAGATGTTAAAAATCACTGCTCAGATCTCCTTTCCTGCAGCAGGCACCAGGTTTCTCATACTCAATGACATTGGTGATGTCAGCAACAATGACCAAAATCCTTATACTTTAGATGGTGCTCCTGTGTGGGATCGTCTGGGTTATCCCACCTTGGTGGCCAGTGCAAACAGCATCATAGAATTCACTGGCTCACATTGGTTGGTGAAATTTGACAGTGCAGCAGTTGGATCTCAGAATGTCACCCATTATGTCACAAACTTGACCACAGGAATTCAATACAAATGGCAAAATCAACAATGGCAAAAATCGGTGGAAGGACGTTACGGAGTGGGATCATGGAGTTTCGTCCCAAATTAACAGAAGGTTGCGGTGCTTTAATAATGGCCAAATCCACAAAACGTGTCATGTTCTTGCTGAGATCCCACAGCAGTCATGCAAACACTTGGTCACTGCCCGGGGGACGAGTGGAAACACATGAAGACATGGTCACAGCTTTGGCTCGCGAGATAAAAGAAGAACTTGGTGGTCAAATCATAGACGCCGAATTGGTTTTACTTGAACGTTATGTCAGTGACAATAATCGTTTTGTGTATCACACCTATTTCGTGTCAGTGGATCACGAATTTGTGCCCGAACTCAATGATGAACATTGGGGTTACGCATGGTTACCTGTGTTTATGGCACCCAGACCCTTGCATCCAGGACTGGCTCGCAGTTTGGCAGATCACCACACACAAGAAAAAATTAAAAACTTAATGGCTTGGTGTTAACGATGATCGATTGTTAACACCAAGATACTGTTTGCCGTTGTTGGCATTGACCCAAATGTTTACACGTTCTGGAGCATTAATCAGTGTTGGGGGATTAGGACTTACAAATACTGCTCCACCAGAACTAGATAGTGTACTGCCAATCTTGGTCCATGAATCGACTGTGGCATCATAGAGATAAATGATACCATTTACTGTTACGGTTTGACCATTGGTAGGATTAGCTGGAAATGTCATAGTAGTATTTATTGTTACGATCTTGGATTTTCGTGAT